TCGATGCCTGCTGCTTGAACAGCATTATCACTAGCTGAATCACCCATAGCTCTCATGACCCTACCACCATCAGCCATATTTCCTACGTCCACTGTTTGATCATCAGCTCCTTCAACCAAAGCCCTTATTCTTATATCGTAATCTTCATCAGATTCATTACCACCTTGAGGATACAATCTTCTAAATTGCACATTAAGTTGATCTTTTACCTGTGCTTGTCTTTGAGCAAAATCCATGTCTGACTCACCTTCTTGTCTTTCCATGCTAGCTAATAAACCAGTGATAACAGAACCTGCACCAGCTACTTTTAATGCATTCATTTTATCAGCGCCTTCTTTTAAACCTAAGATATTACCTAAACTAAACATTGCATTTTTTCCACCAAGAAAAGTACTAGCTCCTCCTGGTATTAACATAGGTGCAAAGTTTAAAGCAGCTGCTGCTAGTAAAGGATTATCTTTAACACCTCTGACCACACCTTTGACAGCTTTCTTAACTGACTTAACAAGACTACCTAGACCGTATTGTGCTCTACCGCCATCAGCTGCCATCATCATTGATGGTGCATCTTTCTTTGTCATTTCATCTAATGCGTCTTCTAATAATTCTATTTCTCTTGGACTTAAATCTTTTAAAGGTTTACCATAATATTGATCAGCTAAATTTTCTAATACACTATTTCTCTCATCCATAGGATCTGGAGCTGAAGCCATTTTCATTGGTCTTAAATCACCCTTTAGTTTGATATCGGGTGCTCCTGCCATGAATTCTTTTGCTTTTTTAGTGTCTGTTAATGCCATAATTTTGTCTAAATTTAGTTTAAGGGCAGGCGTACTAATCCTGAAATATCACACTTTATTTGATTTTTTTGTTATCGTCAATAGCTGGTTTTAGGTTATCAAAGAACCTACCACAGAACTGATGTTCACCCACATGGGTTATATAGTCCATAATATATAGATATACTTTACCGCCCATATCGGTCCATCTTTGGCAGAAACCAAAGTCCTCACCAAAATAACGTTTAGTTTCAGGGTCATGAATAGTATCAAAAAAGTTATAAAAATTTTCTTTAGTAATCTCTTTTCCGTTAATATTAGTAGGCTGATATATCTTTAATTCAGGGTAGTGTTTTATCATTTTTTCTAATACGGTTCTTTTGATTAACATACAGCCAGTTGGAGCATGAGTTGCCTCCACAATACCTAGTTTGGATTCTATGTGATTCTGATCTTCTAGTTTTATTGGAAAGGTATATCCAGGTTTTTTTAATTGATCTGCATTTTGTGCCTTATCTTTTTCTTGAAATATCTTGTCCCAATCTAATGACTTCATCGGGTATGGACATGCAATAACATCTTTGTCAGCTTTTAACATTGTCTCTATGGTTTGAAAATTAAAATCAATGTCTGCATCTATAAATAATAAATGTGTATAACCATCTTCATGATTTAACATCTCAGCCACACATAGATTTCTACCTTGTGTAACTAAAGAAGATTGCATCAATGTAAAACTTACAAGTATTTTTCTCATCAAACAATCTTGTTGAAACTTTAACACTGCTTGACAATAATGCATAGATACGTTTCCATGCACTGGTGTACAGACCATAATTTTATATGGTGATCTATCAGCCGGTTCAGATAAATCTATCGTTTCCACTGTTTTTGGTTTTTCAAACCAGATAGGTTTATTGGGATTTTGCACTAATGACTCCTTTTAAAAATGTTGTCCACTGCATAGCAATCTTATTCCAATTGTAATAGATATGTGCATATCTGGACTGGGAATCTAAATGATCATGTATCTGTTTTTGATCTAACGTATGTGATGCCTGTTCTATACCAAAGCCAAACTTCTGTGCCATCGCTCTATGATTAGAGTCGTATGGTATATACATTGGAAACTCAGCACCTGTCTCATAGAGAGCGCCAAAGTCATCGACGATACAATATAGACCCGCAGCCATACATTCTAATAAAGATATACAGAACGTTTCTTCAAATATACTTGGATAAACATACATGTGATAATTTTTTAAATTATCTTTTATGTATTGATTAGGTCTATAACCAAGATAATTAACGTTAGGTAACTTGTGTGCTTGTTCGTAAAGCTGTTGATATTCATGATCGTTCTGATCATAGAATTGTTTACCATAAACTTCTGTGGATGAATATACATCTAAAGTAACCAAGGGATTTTTTACTAGTTGCATTGCACCTAACAATACAGACAAACCACGCCAAGGTGTGTTTTGATGTATTATCTTTATAGGCTGACCTTTTTGATAAGGCTTGGCTTGTTCTATCTTATCAATACCATTCTTAATAACCACACATCTGTTGGTAGGTATGTTAAAGTTGTATCTAAATTTTTCATACGTCCAATGTGAATTAAAAACATACCAGTCGTACTTGTTATGATTAGCAGGGTTATTAAACCAAGGAGCTAAGTTAGGTTGATCATAAGAATTTTTTTGCCAAAGTATATTTGGTTTGGTTGGATGCAATGGTATTTTTTCTGGTACCGAAGTACAGATCTGTACTTGATCTAATAAATTTTTATCGACATATTTTTCTAAATATTCGAATTGTAGTTCTGTTCCTCCCTTAGGAGTTTGGTTTCTTATTATCATTCATCACTTTCTGGAAGACTTCTAAACCTTTATTAGTTACCTGTACAGTAACGTCTTGTACAATATCAGGTCCTTCTTTCTTCTCTTTATATGTTTCGCCAGTTTTTGTATTTCTATATGTAACTATAGTTGTACAATCTATCTTTGGTAAATTATCCGTTTTCATTCTGTCTATCTATTAATGCATAACTGACAACTACTTCTAGTTTGTTTGCAGTTTCTGCTTGAGCTTTTATAGCATCTCCCTCTTCTAAATTCAAGCCCTGTTCTGTTGCATTAATAGTGCTGGTTGCTGGTATATCCTTTCTAAAAAATTCTATATCTGTGCTGGCTGAACTGTCTCTAAGATCACAGTTTACAGTCACAGCTCCTGTGCTGTTGTTAGATATGTATACTGATTTTACAATAGCCACAGCAGTGGTTGCTATACTTAAAACTGTAGTCATATTTGTATTAGTCAATATGACACTAGCATTTTTATAATTTATACTCATGATAAAAAGTAATTAAATGCGTCCTGTTCGTTTTTCAAGTCTTGTTGAAAAGAAAAGTTTAATTGATTCTGTAATGTAGTTAAAGACTCGAGTATCTGTCTTTGATTTTCTACATCGTATTCCTCTTTTGGATCAGGTATGTAGTTTGTTATTTTAGCCATTATTCTTCTCCATACTCCATATCACCCGCAATAGCTCCTGGTGATGAACTATAATCTCTACCTGAATCAAACTTTCCTCCACCTCCTTTTCCATAACCCATATCAGCAGATGCTTTTATACTATCAATCATTCCTCTAGTATCTACGTCCCCCATACCAACTTGACTCATAAGTCTGTCTAAATTTTTCTGACTAAAGTTTTTACCTTCAGCGGCTCTTTGCATTAAATTTGATATTCTATTAACATTTCTTCTGTATGCTCTCATAGGTTCCGAATAGTATCCACCTAGTGCATTCATTCTATTTAATTGATCTGCTGTATATCCACCAACACCTATGGTTGCCGGCATGTACCTTGGAGAGTCTTTAAAATCTAATATCGATCCTAGGCCTTTTGTTATCATTGAAACAGGTGAAAACTTTTGTAGGAATTCAAATAGTTTAGCAATGCCTGACTTTTCAGTTCCTGATGTAGAAAAATCTTCCTTATCAGTAAATCCTTGAATATTATCTACACTTGTTCCAAAAGGAATTGGCGATATATCTTGCGCTGCTGATGATGCAGTAATGCCTGTTGGAAAATTTGTAGAAAATATACTTTGAATAGATCTAGGATTAAATGATGTTTGATTAGGTTTAGGTATAGTGGATTTAAACTCATCAAAAAGTTTGCTTCCTACACTATCAAAAGGTAAATTACTACTTGTACTCACAGGTACATTTGAAATTGTGCCATCAGGGTTTAGTACGATTTCAAACCCAGGTGTATTGGATACTTTACTCGCTACATCACCAGCAAGTTTTAATCCTATGTCCGGTTCTGCCGCGCTTGCTGAACCAAAAATATTTATAGAATCAAGAAAACTTTTTTCAGGGACTTGTTGCTCCGCTTCATAAACAGCTTTCATTTTGTTATATTCTGGTTGAGAACTTAATAATATATTTTCTTTACCAGGTGTATATTGGTTTTTAAATTGTTGATCGTAATACCTTTTCGCCATAGGCGACAATTGATCATATAAACTTTGTGCGGTTATTTCAGCCATTATCTTCTTCCGTCCGGTTGTGCGTCTAATCTTAATGTGCCATATCTCCAGCTTTCACCAAGAGCATCATTTTCTATCTTGATGGAAACCAATCTTCCTCTGGCTCGAGTATCCACCTTATCAGTTGTTGACGTAACTGTAAAGGGTCCAAGTGGAGAACTTACAGCCACATCGTCAGGGTAAGCGCTTACAAATAATGTTACTTTTGCATTACCCGTCTGATATTTAAAATCAGGTATAAACCGTCTAACAGCCATAAAAAATTCACCATCTCCTCTGTAATCTGCTACACCCGTCTGTTGACCAAGAGCGCTTCGTCTTGATGTGATATCCCAGTCACCAGATCTTATAAATGCAGGTATGGCTGTGGTTCCCGAACTATTAACCTGGTCGGTTCCTTCCTCATGTTCATAATAGATACTTGCACCAAACAGATTTGTGATTCCAAGTATATCAGGAAATACAGGTGTAGATGTATCCTCGTAATCTGTAGCATAGGGCGCATCAAATACACCTTGATCCTGATAAGTGGTTCTATCTAACGATGACGTGGTCCAGATATTCTCAGCATAATTATAGGTCACACATCTATCTATTTGTGTGGACCCTGCTTTAGGGTAAAACCAGTTTACCTCTGTATATAGATTATTGGCTGCAGCGAATACAACATCTCTAGAGTTAAAGTTCAACCCAAGATTATCTCCATCTGTAGTGAATACAAAATCCTCTACAAGTGATGGCAATGATTTTACTGTTCCATCGAAAGCAAAAAAACCACCCTCTGCACCCATCCAGAAAACAACACCATTAATAAAAGCAGCTGCATGTTGACCAATGCATCCACAATTTGTACCAACCTGTCTGACACTAAAAGTAAAAGGTGGACCAACAAACTGAATAACGTATGCTGCTAGATCTGTTATAACAAACACATAATCCTTACCTTGTAAAGCTGCTCTGATCTCATTACCTGTATCTAATCTAAACGTACCCGCTGTGTTAGTGGCTGTTGGCGTATATGTGTTTAGATCTTCTTGATTAGAAAATCTTACAAACATCGGATCTTGTGTAGATGGATCACCAATGGTTGTCTCTGTTCCAAAATGAAACAAGTGTCTGTCACGATCTGATACTAATGTAAATCTGGTGGCAGTAGGATTGTTTGTAGTTTGAAAGTTAGATGTGGTTAATGATGCTCTGTTACCTCTTGGATTCGATGCACCTGCATTCCATGTAAAAGTTCTACCATCAAATATAGTTGCAACTAATACTTGACCAAAGTTATCAAGACTCCAGTTTCCTGGATCTAGAATTACAGAGCTTGTAGCTCTCGGCGTATTCCAAGTTGATGCTCCCCAAGTAGATGTACTCCAACCAAATCCGGTTGTTTGAGTTGTGGGTCCAACCTCGACATATGGATTAACAGTCACAGCTCCTGCAGCAGTCATACCAGAACCTGTTTCAACAGACGCTGCTTGAACAGTAAATTTGTCTATGTCAGGAACAGTTAATATCTCATAAACTTTTTCTAGGTCTGTGGCTGTATAACCAGATGCACCAGTGACAGTAACACTAGATAGAGTTACATATCGTCCGACAGCTAATCCATGTGAACCTTTGTTAATAGTTATGATGTTAGAGTTGTTTACAGTTGTTAAAGTTCCTCCGGTTATGGCTGTATCTAAAGGTGTGATATCAAAAAAATCATTACCGTAATAAAGAAACAAACCCTGAGATGTACCTATAGCCGCATATTTCTCACCTGCAAAACTTGAAAATGCAACCTGTGCTCTGGCTGCTCCAGGTAGAGTCTTTTGGGCGGATGTTAACTGTAACCAACCACCTATTTTTTCGGGTAGTCCATATCTAAATCTTACAAAATCACCGTCAGTCCATTGACCTTCGGCCCCTGACTCAGTGTCTTGTTTGTTAAATCCAGGCTTGAATTTTAATTTCTGTAGCATATAGTAGCTTATATATTAGTTTTTTAGAGAATGAAAGCATCAATATAATGGATCATTTAGAGGCAATTGTTGAGATTAAAAACATGTTGCATCCTGAATTTATGAATAGAATAATAGATTTAATAGACAATAAAGCAAATAAAAATTTATATATTTTAAGTGGTATAGATAAAAATGTTAGAAATGTAAAAGGTCATCATTTACAACTTGAAAAACCAACAGATATTTTTTATTACAACTTTATAAAAAAAGAAATAGAAAGACTTTATTATTTTTATAAAGCTAAATTTCCTAAAATGGCTAGCAGTAAGATTAATCAGATTGATTTATTAAAATATTCTGTGGGTGGTAAATATGATATTCACACAGATCATTTTACTTTAGCCCCTAGACATTTAAGTATTATCATAAACTTAAATGATAATTATGAAGGAGGAGATTTAATTTTTACAGATCAAAAAGAAAAAGAAATTAAAAGATTTAAATTAGACAAAGGGTCTATTCTATTTTTTCCAAGTAATTTTATGTATCCTCACAGTATTCAACCTATAACAAAAGGTGTAAGATATAGTATAGTAGCATGGCTTCAGTAAATTATAAATTAATAAAAAATTTTTTTACAAAAGAAGAGTTAATTCTTCTTCAAAAATATTGTTATAATAAATTACATCAAAATAAAGACTATCAAATCGATCCAAAATCTTTTTCGCCATGTTGGAGTTATGATCCTTTAATGACTAGTTTACTTGATATTAAATTACCCATTGTTGAAAAAGAATCTAACTTAAAATTATTTCCAACTTATTCTTATTGGAGATATTACATATCAGGAGCTTCCTTAAAAACACACACAGATAGACCTTCGTGTGAAGTTTCAATTACAACCTGTATAAAAAAATATGATGATTGGTCTTTTAATATTGAAAACTCTTCTTTTAAAATTAAAGAAGGAGATGCTTTACTATATGCAGGTTGTGTGCAAAAACATGGAAGGCCAGGTGTATATAGAGGAGAGGGAATGGCACAAGCTTTTTTTCACTACGTAGATCAAAACGGTCCTTTTACACATCATCAATATGATAATTTTTGGAAAGAAAGAAAACAAGACTTTACTCAATCAGATTATAAATTAATGAAGGAAAAAATAAATGAACGAAAAAACAGTTAACATAAGTAATTTTATAGGAACCTACGATAATTACATTACAAAAGAGGAATGCAATAAAGCAATTCAATTATTTGAAAATCAAAATAAATTTAATAATACCGTTAACAGAATAGGTGGAGAAAAAGCATCTATTCTACAAAAACAAGACCAACAATTTTTTGCAAGTGCAGGGAATGTAGATGTTTGGTGGGAAGAATTAAAACCAATGATGTTAAACTTTGATTTAGCTTGGAATCACTACGTTCAAAATGTAGGAGCTAAAGATGCTTATGGAGTTCCTTTTTATTTTACTTGTTTAAAAATTCAAAAAACTTTACCAACAGAAGGATACCATGTTTGGCACGTTGAACATGGTAAAGGTTTTGATAATGAACCTAGGGCTTTTGTTTTTTCCATATATTTAAATGATGTTGAGGATGGTGGAGAAACAGAATTTTTACATTTTTCAAAAAGAGTAAAACCTAAAAAAGGTAGAATAGTTATTTGGCCTGCTGGTTTTCCATATGTTCATAGAGGGAATCCACCTTTATCCGGTGAAAAATATATTTTAACTTCTTGGATGATGTTGAGATAATTATTCTTCGGCTGGAGTTTGAGCTGCAGCGTGTGCTGCATCCCATTTTTCAATAAATTGATTTATGTCTCCGATATCTGCATCTGCAAATGTAGAGTGAGGTGTCTCATCTCTATATTCTACTTCATTAGTAGATGGAGAAGTTCCATGTTGAATAGCCCAAATGTTTGAAAATTTTGCTTGATTCCAAAATGCATCATCATCAATAGTGTAAGCAATCCCTTCACTTTGTTTAATGATCATTTTATCTTCAAATACTATTGTCCAATTTGCGTTTGTTGCCATATTTTCTCCTACGTCTTAATAATATATATTACTGCTAAATAAGGTTGAACAACCGAAGTTGCGTCCCCTGAAAATGTTG